ATACAGACCAAAAAGAAGGTAAGTTTGTATGCGAAACAAGAGAAGAATTAGATATGGTTCTTAGAGAATGGAAAAAAGCAAGAGGTGAATAAAAATGAGTTTAAAAACAAAAGAAACAAAAGAGAAGCAAACTACTGTAAATGTTAGTGCAGTAAGACAATTGATTGAAAAGCAAAGAGAGGACAATGCTAATTCTCCAAAGAGAATGAGAGTCGGTATTCAAGGTGATGCTAAGACAGGAAAATCCGGTCTAACAATGGATAGTGACAAATTAACCTTTTACTTAGATTGCGATATAGGGGCAGTGCCAACATGGAAAACTAATTATGATTCAACAGATAGAATTATGATTTACAATCCGGCAGTTGATGATGATGAAGGAGAGTTTTTACCTTATCAAACACAAGGTAACATTAGGTCTTTCATTGCAATTATTAAAGAAGAAATTGCAAGTGGTAAAGAAGTCTTATTCGTTTGGGATGGAATAGATACATGGTTAGATTATTGCACACTATACATGAATGGTATGGAGAATGTTAGAATGCGACCAATGAAAGCAGACAAACAACAACTATGGTATCAAAGAAACCAACCATATAAAACAGTGCTAAGAGAAGCATTAGCATTAGAATGCAACCAAATCTATATCACACATACTAAACCTGCATTTAGAGATGAAGGGCCGCAACCAATTTGGAATAGGTTTGATTCTCAATTATGGGGAATAATTAACACTAGTCAAAGAGTTACTATTAAGGGAACAGAATATGTTGCTAATGTAGTTAGTAGTAAGTATCATCCCGAATTAGTAGGACAAACAGATGTTTTCTTAAATATTAGTAGAGATGGTAAAGTCAATTGGACAGGATTAGATTATCTTAAGGAGGGGAGAATTTGAGCGAAGAAGAAACAATAGCAGTATGCGTGTTTTGTGAAGGTGAATGTAGTTGGTATGAGTATGGTTTTGACCGAATTTATTGTAAGGATTGTGACTCAAAGAAAGGAGTCATAATGGTTAAAGCAGTAGATTGGTTTAATGACGAACTTACCTTTGAGCAAATAAAGGAGAGAGCCGCATGAACTTTGAAGTAGATTCTAAAATCCTATTAGGTGCTTTAGTGGATATTATGGGTAGTGGCAAATACGCCAACAGTGGAGGGGTTCAATCTAATATCCTAAGTCAATACTGTTACTTAACCTTAGAAGGTAATACTCTTAATCTATGGAACAGTGATGATAGTTACATTAACAATATTACTTTAGAAGTAGTAGGTTCAGTAAATGGCAATGTTACCTTAGATATTAAGGCAGTAACTCCTTTCTTAAAGCAAGTAAAAGATACTATGGCTATTGCCGTAGAGTATAGTATTTGTTTTGCTACTGATGACTCAACATTAACTTTAGGGATAATGGCAGAACACCCTTACATGGCAGGAATTACTAGAATAATGGAAATGGATTTAACAGGTGAAATGCCTAGTTTTAATGATACACCATTTGAAGGTAGTTTTACTATTACAAGTGAAGACTTTACTAATGCAATAACTATGTGTGAATTAATTAAGACAGGAGTTTATACTGTTAGATTTACACAAGGGGAATTAGAATTGTCTTCAAGTGAAACAGGGCTACGCTCTTATTCAAAGACAATTGATTTAGTAGAGAGCAGTGGCGAATGTGCTACTGTTCAATATACAGGGCCACTACATAGATTCTTTAAAGAAGATGTGACCTTTTATGTTAAGGATAACTTCCCCCTATATTTAGTTAGCAACGGAAGAAGATTAATTAAAGCACCATACCTAGTTTAAGGTGAAACAATGATAATAACAAATAATGAAAATGAAATATACATGGCATGGAGAAATAAAAGTGGAGATAGAGAAAGTAAAACTGTTACCACACAACCTTATTTCTTTGTGCCACAGAATCTAAAAGAACCAAATGAATATAAAATAGGGTCATTAACCCGACCTTATACTTATGAGAGAGGAAATTGGTCTTCCCTAACAGGAGGAAATTTAAAGAAGGTATATTATGATAGACCTTCGGATTTAAAAAATGCTAAGAAGCCTTTTATTCAGCATGGTAAGGATTTAACTTACGAAGCCGATGTTGCTTTACATTGCCGCTATACGGTAGATAATTTAGATTCTTTACCGGAATACGACTTAAGAAAGTGGTATTGGGATATGGAATGGCAACAAGGTGGAGAACATGATGGGGCTATTACTACTATTGTAGTGTATGATAATTATGATAAGTTATTTTACCAATGGGCTTGGTGTCCTAATGCAGAATTTAATTTATCTGCACATACTGATAGAGGTAATAATGAATTATTTGTATATGATAATGAAAAAGATATGATAGAATCTTTCTTAGCAAGTATGGTAGACAAAGACCCCGATATGTTATTGGCTTGGTTTGGTTTAAAGTTTGACTTGCCTAAATTAATAGAGCGTAGTCTTGTTAATGGTTTAGACCCTAGAGTTATTTCCCCAATAGGAATTATAGATAAGGTTGAAGTAAAGAAAAGTGAATTAGTTTTTACTCAAAGGGATGGCTACGGTGCAACTAAGCAACCGATTAAAGGTAGACTATGTTTAAACTTAGACTTAGCATTTGAAAGACAATGGAATGATGCACAGCGAGGCACTTTACCTAGTTTAAGTTTAGACTATGTGGGTAAGACACTATTCGGTGAAGGTAAAAAGATGGACACTAAGTTTGAAGACCCTAACGAGTTTTACCGTAGAGGTTGGTTAGAAGATACAGAAGCATACTTAGCATATGCGATACAAGATGTAGAATTACTAAGAAGAATAGATGAAGAGAATTATACTAGTGAGGCTATTCTTTCTTTACAGAAGTTGTTAGTAGCACCGTTTGATTATTGTTTCTTTGCTTCTTACATGGGTGGAGTTTATTTTATGCGTAATGCTAGTTGGAAAGCACCAACAGGTAGCAGACCTAAGCACAAGTATTGTCTTGCTTGTAATCATAAGAATGATAACGATAAGACATTGAAGGCTTGTGTTAAGTGTGGAGAAACTTTATCCTATTCGGGTGCAATGATTTACAATCCTTTAGATGAAGGAACAAATGGTTTGCATCATAATGTAGCGGCGTTTGATTTTGCGGGTCTTTATCCTAGTATGATTATTGCTAGGAATATTTCTTTTGAAACTAAGTCTAAGGAAGTAACAGTGTTTGGTGCGGATTTAAATACGCCACAGAACTTACAACCGTTAGCGGAAGATTATGTTAGCGATATGTTATACTACAAAACTGATGAGTTAGGTTTGTTGCCTAAGTCTTTGATTAGTCTAAAGGAATTAAGGAATGAATACAAGGCTAATTTAAAGGAGGCTAGAAAGGCTGATGATAAATTAGAAGTTGCTAAGTGGAATAATAACCAAATGGCTGTCAAGAGATTGATGGCTTCGTTCTACGGGATTCTTGCGTTTAAGGGGTTTGGTTGGGCTGATGTAGATTTAGCGGCTAGCATTACAGCAAGCGCAAGAGAGGCTATTAGATTGGCCGCATTTAAGGCAAGGGGGATGGAATAGATGAAAGAAGAAATTACAGATGTATATTCGTTTTATTACAAAATGAAACAATTAATAGATAGCCCCGATACTGATTGGAAGCCCCTTTTAGGTAAGGAATTATTTGACTTATTAAAACCAAACTATTCTAAATATAAATCAGTAGAAAATACTTGGGTGTTTGACACAAGTTGGAACTTTATATTTAACATAATGATAGCACTATACTTTAGCCCTCCCGAAATGGGTGACAAATATAATGCGGCTATTGAAAGAATTATTAAGGAGGAAGAATAGATGGGAAGTAGTAATTGTATGATATGTAAAGAAAATGATTATCTTGATGAGTTTATTATAGGAAGAAAAACATGGTGGGTATGTAGTCCTTGTGTGAAATACGGTGTTATCATGTTAATAAATAAAAGGGGCGGCGTAAAACGCAAAGTGGTGGAATAGATGATAGAACAAAACGAAGCACACATGAATAGTGAGATAATGGAATATATGTTTGAAAGGATTGATAAAGACATAAATTATCCTTGTCATCAATGGGTTGGGCCAAAATCTAAATCTAAATCTAATAAGGGAATATTTATTGCCCCAAGAATGAGAAAAATAATTGATGGTGAACAAACTTCTTTAATGCCTCATATTATAA